AACACATAAGACCAATCATTCCTGCTTCCAGTCTTGCCATNCTCTTTTCAAAATGATGCATATGATTGTTCATTAGTAAATCTAACTTGGTTTCTACTTTGGTAAGTCTNTCTGCTGTGCTTGTGTTTCTATTTGCCATAACTGCCCATTGTCCATTTTATAAATTTTTTGAATGGCCATTTAATTGCACACCATACACATATACATTTACAAACTTTATATTTCCCCATTGGAAATGCCTCCCATATCATTAACTAGCATCCACAGTAGCATCAGTACCACCATCTGCGGTTGAGTTGAAATATTTCCAAGCACTACCATTATAATAGATCATCTGATTCTGTGTGTCGCCTGCTCCGTCCGTGGTCAAGAATGCCATATCACCTTGTGCCGCTGAGGCTGGTAAGTTGGCATAGGCCACTGGTGTTAGATTTATGAATTTTGAAACTTTAACCATTTCAGTTGCTGAAGTCAAGGTCAAGTCACTGCCCGATTTGGAACTTATTCCTGTTATCTCTGTTGATGCCCCACCAACTATTCCTGTTGATTCTATTTTGGCCGCACCACCTGTTGTGTCCAAACCATTTACCACATTTTGAAGTTCTACTATGGCTTTCCTGATTATGTCTCTGGCATCTGCCGGTGAGTCTGAAGCCGCTTCTAAATTTGTAGTAAGTATGTTTCCTATTGTTGCCCAAGTCATTGGTTAAATCTCCTGTTTGTGATATTTATTACTATACATCAAATGTTGACACCCTAAAAAGTTCAAAAGCACAGTTGGTGTCTTGTCCTGTGTTCAAAGCACCGCCTGTGTCCTGTGTTATCCAGATGTCCACGGTATCAGCGGCATCCAGTTGTAATACTTTGGCAACATATTGACTGCTACCATTGTGGAATATGTCCTGTTGTTCTTGTATACCACCTGATGTTGATCCATTTTTCCTGATCGATAGATTGTATTGCTGTCCTGAACTCAAACCTGACAATGTTATCTTGGCTCTCACATAGTAGGCACCATCTCCATCACTTGGAACTGTAAATATACCTGTTGAAATGTTAAAAGCATCGTCAGTGTCTTTTGTCTCAGCATTGAACACTATCCTGTTTGGTGTGGTTGAACTGGGTATTGACTGTACCGCATTCCTACTTGCTATCACACAGATCTGTTGTGCTGTGCCTGATCCTGATTGTTCAGTGGCTAATTCAAATTTTTTAGTTGAATCACTGTATTTTAAAATTTTGTTGTTTGCTGGTTCTACTGCTAGATCAAACATATCAATAATGGCATCCAGTTTTGCCTGTGTGGCTGATACTAGACCCGATGCTGTCAATTTACTTGGCCAATTATAACTCATTATATTTTACCTACCCCTTCTGTTGATGCTTCCAGTTTGCCTGGTACACCTGTGGCACTCACATCTACTGTGGCACTCACACCTGATACTGAAAAACTGTTGGCATCTACCACTCTGATTGTCTTGTTTGTTTTATTTACAATCTGTCCAATCAATTTTTTGTTTGCCGCTGAGTGTGGTGTTATGTTCATACTGATCACAGAGCCTATGTCTGCGAATGTCAATGCGGCTGTGTCTCCACTGACAGCGACATCTTGTAATGTTTCACTAATGACATCTGTCTTCAATGCCCAATTGAAACTTTCCAATGTGGCCACATCTCTCGAAGTTGATGNTGTGTTGAAATCTTCTACGAATGCTGTGAACCTGACATACCTGGCCTTGAAGGCCGTGTAGTTGCTGTTTGTGGAACTGTCTTCATTGGTGTATCCTGCTTCTTGATAGTCCAACACATCATATACCACGATGGCTGTGTCTTCAGCATTGTCTGTGGTGTACTTGCCTAGGAAACTGGCTGAACTTAGATCTGAGTTGTCACTGAATTCTATCACTGCCCTGACATCACCTTGACCACTGTAATTTATTTCTGGATATACTGTCAATGAACTGCCTAGGTCAATTATCTCTGTCTGGAAATACAAAGGTGTTCCCGTGGCTCCTGTTTCAGCATTGGTGGCCGTTGAAGTGTGTTGTGTCCAAGTTGGATAACTGCTCCAAGCGGTGTAGGTGCTCCATAGTATGTCACCATTGTGTGTAAGTGTTCTTGTGTCTGTGTCTAGTGTGTAATTTGGCATATCTAAATTCCTCCACCTGATACTGCGGCTGGATCCTGTGATGTGGTTATGTTCATATATGTTTGAAAATTACTACTGTTTGATTTGCCTGAGGCGATCAATTGTTTGTTGCCATTTGATTGCACTTCATAAGCACTCACATTCACTGTGGTGTTGAATGGGATCACTTTGTTGTTGATTGCTGTATAAAAATTTGCTCTGTTATCTGTGTATGGTGTTTCAAAATCTTCTGATTCCGATCCCAAGTGTAATCTATAGATCATTTTCACTGTGAAGGCATCAGTTGTGTGATTGGCTGTGTTGATCTCCACTTTGATACCTGCCGTTTTGGCATTGGTTGTTGGGTTGTGATACACAAATGTATCTAGATTGAAAGCCTGTGCTATCACCGGTTTTGGAATAACTGGAGGACCACTGATAGGAAGACTTGGATTGCTTGGTCCTGTGCCGGGTCTGTATGTGCCATATACACTCAAATCTTGATCTTCACTTTGCACCCTGACATCATATATGTTGTTTTGGTGTTCTATCAAAATTAGATCCACTGTGCCATCATAATTTAATTTTGTTCCTGTGACCCTGAATATCTTTTTGGGATCTGTATAACTTGTTGCTTCACTGTTGGCCACACTATCAAATAAGAAATCGTGTTTGGCTGTGCCAGTTGCTTCATCAATGTGTTCATATCTATGGACCACACATATTAGATCACCTGCCACCAATTGTTGTGCTTCTGATGTGGTCTTGAATGATACCTGTAATTGTTTCCTTGATCTCTCTACCATATATTCAGCATAGGCCAATGCTCTCTCTCTGCTGGTTATACCTGGAGTTGAAAAGGTCAATACCAATGCTTCTCCATCTGTGGCCAAGTGTGTTGAACTTTGGAATATCGCCGTGTCTGGTTCATAGTTCTTGTCTTGATTTGAGAATGTTATGTGTGCTTCATTGTACTTGCTACTCTTTTCTTCACTGGATATGTTTATAGATCCAATTATCTTGTCGTCATCTATGATCATTAAATTTTCTGGTGTGGTTTCACCTGCTTCAATCTTCAATTGATACTTGCCATTTGTGTATGGTAAGAAACCTCTACAGGTCTGTAATAATTTTTTGGTGTTGTTGAACATCGTCACATTGACATCTATGTGTGTATTACATTGTAGGAATTTTGCTGTGCCCAAACTGCCACCGAAGTTCTTTGACAGTTCACATATGTCTCTGGCTGTTTTGAAAGCATCAAAGTCTATCCTGTTGTCATTTAGACCTTTACCATATCTTGGATTTCTTAAAAAATCTATTAGACAGTCTGCTGGATTTGTGCTGTATGAAAAACCACTGTTGAAATCACTGTTGTAAGAACTGGTGTTTGCGGGTGTGTCCTTGCTTGATGAATAACTTGTTAAAACTTTTTTACCTTCTATCTCTACCTGTATGGTTGGGATACCTTGCCACGGATTGAATAGTGTTTGTTCTCCTGTGTCCTTGTTGTGTTCTGGTTTGACCCATTCGAACCTACAAGCCACATAAGCAACACCTCTCAGTCTGTGTGCTGATGTCCAGTCATTTTGTTCTTGCAACAATGAACTGGCTGATTGATCTTCTGTTCCTGTGAAGAATTGGAAATTGGCTCTTGATGTCCCATTCACATTGAATTTTGAATTTGTTGGTACACTGACCGTGCTGGCGATTGGAAAACTTGTGATGTCTTGAGGTTCATCATTGATGTATAATCTTTTGAAAGCATTTATCTCACCTTCGCATACTGCTAGACACACATATAGATATTTCTGATCTGTTCCTTGTGTGGCCACGAATACTCTAGTACCACCAACTTTTCTTCTACCATATACCACAGGAACTCCTGCCACATTTGATTGTTTGTTGACCGTGATACCCTGTGCCACTGCTTCATAACCAGCACCTCCACCCATTTCCGGAGTGTCCATACTCATACCAAAAGCACCCATAAACCCTGTGAACACATTCACAACGGCTTTGACTATTTTTTTAACTATCTTCTTTATTGCTCTTACTACACCACCCATTATTTTGTGTCCTTTGTGTAATACACATAATTTGGTCTATAACCAAATTGATTGAATGTCCTATCATATGCTCTTCTGGTACCTGGATCCATTCTCAAACCAATCATAGTCTTCTTTGCACCTTTGTGTCTGGCCCATCCTTCGAAACTGCTGATCAGTTGTAATCCATAGTTCTTGTTGCCATATGTGTTGCCTGGATTGTCCACGAACCAATGTCCACTGACTGCAGATGGTTCTGTTGAAAGGTCTATGTGATCCAAATTGCCTGTCATAAAACCAAATGGTTCACCTAGGTTGTTTGTGACCACGATGAATACTGCACTGGGATCATTTATTATGGTCATTATGTATTGTTCAGTCAACACAGGATCAAATGGAGTCGTCTGTTCAAATGAATTGTATTCTTTTTCTGCCAATCTCATAATAGTTGGAATGTCATTGTAGACTGCTGTTCTTATGTGTGTTTGTGTGTTCATCATATTAATTGCTCTTAGGCCCCCAAGTTATGTCTGCGATCATAGCCGAACTGAATTCAAAACCTCTGTCTGCTGAGAATTTCTGTGTGCTGTTGTATCTGGTTGTGTTTGCCTGTGTTGTTGAATTTGTTATACGACCATTCTTCTGTTCAAAGTTGGCCCAATGTGTCGCCACACTCACTGAAACTGTTGCTGTGTCCAATGCTTCTGATATGTTGTATCCTTTGATGTTGCCATCAAACAATAGGAATGTCTTGTTCATATTTCCGGGATTGGTGTCCGTGTCAAAACTTCTGTATATGGCCACCCTCTTGTTCACAATTGGTGTGGTCAATACTGCCGCTACTAGGCCTGAACTGGTGTTGTCACCAGCACTCAATGATACCTGTATGGTGTTCACTTTGATTGATGTTGTTTCCAACACACTTGAAAAACCCAACAATCCACCCACTGCTTGGTAAGTGGTGCTAGAACCTCTAGTTGGTGTTGTTATCGTTGTGTCGTAAAATCTATCTGTTAGATATATTGGTGTGTCAAAGTACAGTTCAATTAGATGGAAACAATCCTGTGTGTCTTGTTCTAGTTGTCCACCACCTGATCCTGTGTATAAATTTGAATTGTTGAAACGAGCCATTATACGGCCTCCACTACATCAAACTCCAATGAGCCAAATCCAGATTCATCAATGCTGTAAGTGATGTTGTCATTGGCCAATCGAACTCTCATTTCAAACTCTGTTCCTGACTTGACCAAAGCACTGGCTCCAACTGCTTTGACCAAAGGTGGTTCAAATGTTATTGTTGTGGTCGATGGTTGATCTAATGTGATCATATATGCCTTGTCGTGTGTGGCATCACCACTGTCTAAAAATCTAATCATATCACCTGCCTTGTATAAACTTATGCCACTGTCTAATGCGATAGTGGTTGATCCTATGGCTCCTGCCGCACAACCTACACTTGTTCCCTGTGTGCCTGATACCAGTTTCAAGTTGTTTGGTGCTATTGTGAAAGTGTCTCTGCCACCCCTCTTGCTCATCAAGAAAGCATATGCTCTCCTAGTTGACTCTTGTGTCATTGATGGCATAGTGATTGATGCCGAGTAGAACTGTCCACCAAAACTTCTAACCTGTTGCCTACCACTCAAACTTGTTGTTCTCACAGTGGGTTGATTGCTGTTTAATTCTACTGATTGTATGTTTGCCGAAGCATTACCTACATTTATATAACTGTCAAAATCTGCCATTATGCTGTTATTGGACTCCTTCCTCCGTCTGTGACTGCTTCATTGACTATACCGACTATGGTGTCTCTGGTCTCTGTCAGTTTGTCTGCGAAACTGTCTGCATCAAGTGCCGTGACTTGGAAGTTGATCGTGACTGCTTTGCCACCCACTGAACTGCCTGATGTTTTTGTTATCTCATCGTTTGGAATGACCCTTCCGGTCTGTCCTGGTACGAATAATTCTGGTCCTTCTTCACCCACTATGTGTGGTTTGCCTGCCTGTGCTACACCACCATCTGCTAGGAATGGCATACCAAAGAATGATCCTGCTAATTTTTTCAATGCGAATGTTATGGCCGCCTGTATGGCTATCCTCACAAGTTCTCTTATGACCATATTGGCGAAGTCTTTGAACTTGAACTTGCCCGTCATAACAAAGTTGGTCAAAGCATCTGCCATACTGTGGAAAGCATTGGCTCCTGCCTGTTGTAGTTGTTCGAACACGGTCTGTTGGTTCTTCATCTCTTCCATAAAACCATCTGTGTATGATTTCAATGCCGTTGTTCTGTTTTCATTGAATGCTTTCTCAGCCTCAGCAACTTTCTTGTTGAAGTCTAATCTTTTCTTGTTCTGTTGTTCCATCAAGAATATCTGTAGTTTGGTCTGTTTCTCTTCGAACTTCTTGACACCATCNAATTCCATTTTCTTGAATGCCAATTTCTGTTTGGCTAGATTGTTGGCTATGAACAACTGCTTCTGTGCATTCTTCTCTGCCATTAAAACTTTTTCTGCTTCTAGACCTTTCAATACGGCCGCTTCCTTGATGATGGGATCTATGTAGCCCATATTCGCTGTGGCTTCCATCTGTTGTTCTAGATCTTTGAAGAAGTGTGTCACTGCCTGTACGAATGGTCCTGCTTCTTGCATCTCTTGTTTGGTGATATCTCCGAATTTACCCATTGATATTATTATCTCATCGTTGCTGTTCACGATCGAGTCCTTAGTTCCCTTAAGGTCGTCTCTAATTTTTTGATTTGATGATCTTATCTGGTCAGCATTTTCTCTCAATGCTTTGGCATACTCATCGAAGCCCATAGCATCCATCAACCCTGCTATCTTGTCTTTGCCCGCCGCCATAAAGTCCATCACTTCAGCGAACATCAATTTGACTTTGCTGAATACTGCACCTATGGCCACTATTATAAGTTTACCTTTGATACCCAACATCAAGAATCCAATCAAACCTATTGATTTTATCACTGGTGGTAATCCATTGACCATATCAACCAATCCTCTGATGGAGTTGGCCGCAATCTTCACAACCGGTGTGATCATATCACCCAGTTTTGCCAGGCCTATTATGCTGGCCTTCATAGCATCCACTATCTTCTGGCCCATAACTTCAGCGGCATCTTCTATGTTGTCAAAATTCTTTGTCAATGCTGTGTCAACTGCTTTCATCATTTGTTTTATAAAATCAAATGGTCCTGATTCCATCAATTTCTTTTGGAATTGGAACAGTTTATCGTTCATCATTGACATAGTTCCTGTGAATGTGTTGGCCATCTCTCCTGATGCACCAATCATCACGGCACTACCGTCTTTGAAGGCATTCATAATGTGTTCCTTGGTCTGTTGAGCATTGAATCTCACACCTTCTTGGAACCCTAGCAATGACTTGATACCTTTTTCTCTGAATATGTCAGCCGCCGCTATACCACCTGAGAATGCTCTCTGTAGTTGTTCTGCTGTTGTTTTGAAATCTAAACCAGTGGCCGCCGCAATGTCACCAGTGATCTTCAATACTTCATTCAATTCATCTGCACCATCAACCACNGTCAACAAGTTGGGAGCCGCATTGGCTATCTGTTGTAGTTCAAAAGGTACCGTTCCTGCAAACTTGGTCAAAGTTTCAAATGCTTTGGAACCTTCTTCTGCTGATCCTGTTAGGAATTTTAATTGTATTGATAAGTTTTCTACTTCAACTGCTGTGTTAAGAAATGACTTTCCAAGTTTGAAAGTTCCAACAGCCGCCACGGCACCAAGTATGACACCTTGCAATCTACTGAATGCTTGGCTACTCTTGTGGGTGTTCTTTTCAAGCCTGCCCATTGATTTCTGGACATCATTGAAACTCTTCTGAGTCTTGTTAACACCTTCTAGTATTATCTTACTTTTTATATCTGCCACTCTGTTGTTTCCTCATTTCTGATTGTTCTTCAGCCTTGCGGATTTGAAAGTAAGCCAACCAAGTTTTATACTCGATAAGGGACATCTTTTGGACCTCAGCAATACTACACTTTAAATAGTCTGCGAGGGAAACTTGGTTGTACAAGTTTCTGTCCCGTGTTAGTTTTTTTCTATATCCTCAACACTATCAGCATTGGCATTATTTAGAACTGTTGCTATCTTGATAATAACACTTGGATCCATTTCGTGTAAGAAAGCCGCTCTGTCTGTTGATCTGAACATCTTCTCACCGTCCTTTTTTAAAGCCTTATTGATAACACTTTCTACCAAAGCCTCTGCTGTTTTGCCTTGTTGTTGGAATGCCATAATCTTGTTTTCAACTGCCAAACTGGCTGTCGCTTTGTAGTATATGTCAATTCCCCACTCTTCACACTTGTATTTGCCTAGGTCACCGCCAAGTTTTGCCTTGAAATGTCCAGTTGCGGCCTCAAGTGCCGATGGTGTATTTGTTTTAACCGATTCAGTCATCGTTTTAATCTCCTGTTTTTAATATACCCTGTCATCTTCCTGACAGTTGGTTTTGTTATGCCCCGAGGGGCCTGTCTGCTGTGTCCTTTATCCAAAAATTGGATATAGTCCGTTTCGTTCTTCACTTCAAATCCTTGAGATGTTGATTTCTTATCCCATTGACTCTTGGCGAAGCCTGTGTCTACAGGTGTTAATGACCGGGCTGTTTTATAAGTTTCATTTTTGACATCATCTAAAATCTTCTGGACCTGTTTGCCCATTTTTTTAGCATCAAAACCACCTACAACCTTTAAACCGATCATAAACTACCTAGACTGCCGTTGCTACTGCTAATACACCAGTGCCTTGGGCACTGAAACTTGCTTCAACTACTCCATCAACAGATGATGTCACTGAGAAACTTGTAATGATACAAGATCCTGAGTATTTTGCTCCACTAGCCAATGCTGTTCCTGATGGATATGCTTCGAAAGTTGCCACTGCATCGTTGCCTGCCGTAGTGTCGTCTTTTGAAGTTAGTTGTTCCATCTTTTGTTGTACTGCATCTGTGTAGTCAAAAAATACATCTCCTGAAAAAGTAAATGATGATAAGCCTGCTTTAAAAGTTCTGTGTCCGCTGTCTTCCATAGAAGTTGTTTCGATTGAATCTTGTGAAGTCTCAATTGAAAAGTTTCTTAAATTTCCGATCACGGCATCTGATAATGAGTTATCACTATCTGTGAATTTGATCACACCGTCGAACCCTGAAAATGCTGTTGTCATAGTTTATTCCTCCGAGTTTGTTTCGCCATTGTCAATGTTTATGGGTTCGCCATCGTTAAATGGTGAATCCATTTGGATCACATCAGCATCAACTTTGACTTTGGCTTTTCGTTTTTTAGTTGGTGCTTTTGTTTTGTTTTCTTGTGAGAAACTGTAACCTTGAGTGTCCACAAGAAAGTTCGCTCGTTTTTCCAAACAAACAAATTCTTTTCCGTCTCTATATACTTTAATTGCTTTGCTCATATTATACTGTTCCTCGTGTGTATTTATATTGAACTGTGTATGTTAAATCCACTCTGCCTATGGGATATAGACTGTCTTCATCACTGGCTATGCTGGTTATAGATGAATTCAATGCCAGGCTGTTCCTTGTTCTATCTACCTCTAGTCGTTCTTCGATGGCTTCTATTAGATTGTTCTTCTGTGTGTCGATGTTGTTGTTGCTTGTGGTGGCACTACTGTCTGCCCTCACATAACCTTCNATCGTGTAGTTGATCAAGGAGATACTGGTTCCGCCCATCGTCTCATTTGATCTCTCTTCTTGTGAAGTCCGTACTATTATGGCTGGATATTGTGCTATACTTAAATCTGTTAGGTTTATGGGATTCCTAGATACCAACACCACTGCTGGATTGGTTATCTCACCCAATGTTTGCACTATGTCCTTGGCTATGTCTTCTCTGGTTGACATATTATCTCACCAATCTGTTGAAATGTTGTGGTTGTTCTTCTGTTTCTTGTATGGTACCATCACCATCCCAGTCATATTTTACACCGTCCTGTAGTATGAGATCAAACTCTTCTCTGAATTTGCTTTTGTAGAAGTCAATCATCATTCTAAATCTATCTGCTTCCGCGGAATGCTGTGTCAGTTGTGGTAATATGTAGTAGGCCAATATATGATACACCGCCGCCACTGTGAATTGTGCGGCCTGTAATTTTGTGTTGTCCATTTCAACATCTGTGGTGTTGAAATATCTTGAAGTGAGACTGCTTCTTTTCACTCTAGGCCACCATTCAATTCTCAAATGCCTTTGGATATCAGCCGTGGTCTTGCTGTGGTAATCTGTGAAGTCTATGATACCATAATCTTTGATCTGTGGTTCATATTCTAGTATGTTAGCATCTGTTGAATAGTTGCTCATCTGTGTCAATCTCCTTTATATTGAGTGGGTGTATAAAACACCCACCCAAGTTGTTGTCGTTGCTCCACTATTACAATTAAGTTAATATTAACTTCCTTGTAATGATGAGTCTGATTCAATCTCACAACCGTATGTGTCGTGTAGTTCACCTACACCATATACTGCTGTTGCTACGATTTCAGTTGCTCTTAAACTTGCATCTCTCTGAGTTTCAATTTTAAGATCCTGAAGCATTGCTAGACCTAAAGCATCCTTATGAAATAATGCACCTTTGAAATCACCAGTTGTTCCTGGTAAGTTACCTGATGAGTCAGTCATATTTGATGTTTCATACACAGGTACACCTGCGATAGTTCCAACATATCCTGATACCATTGCTTCATTGCCAATACCTGCATTAGGATTGACGAATGTGTTAGTGATTGATTTTTTCATATCATATGCTACTAGCGGGTGTAGTACACAGGCTAGATCCGTTGTAGGAACACCTGTTGCTCTTAATTTAGCCACTGCTTGGAAAATTAAGTCTGCTGACATCGCCGTTGATGCTGAACCAACTGTGTTAGCATTGAAGGCACCAAATAATGCTGTAAGATCTGTGTCAATTTTTCTAGCGATTGCTTCACCGAATAATTTACCTAGGTCTCTTACCACATCTGATTCTGATACATTCATCGCATAGTCAGTTAGTGTAGTCATAATACCATTTTCTAATACTGTCAAGTTAGCGACACCAGTAGAAATAGTTGTTGAAGTTAAGTCCGCATTTTCACCCGGTGCCGTTGCCGCCACTGTTGGATAAATTGGAACTTGGATTGTCTTACCACTATTTGAAGGTAAAGTGTAATTTCTTACAAGACCTCTCATAATGGATCTTTCGTTTGCTACAAATAAAGCCTCTGCCACCATTGGTGAAATAAGGTCATTTAATGTAGTAGTTGTTGAATTTGCCATAGTTTGTTTTCTCCTTTACTATTATGCAAGTCCATTGTCTTTCCGATATGTGGCATATCTTGCCCTATCGTCCGGATTGGACATATCTAATTTACTTACATCTAATTTCTCACCACTGCCGGCTTGGTCTCCTATCTTACTTGTAGAACCAGATCCTGATGGAGTGGCACTAACAAAATGGGGGTTAGCCGTTAAAAATTCTTTGGTCAAATCTTCTATAGATAGATGCTCACCATCTTCTCTATATCTGGTCTGGCCTGTTTTGGGATCAACAATTTCAACATCACCTACTTCATTAAGTTTGACCTGGTCCTTGATAAGTGTCGCCACTTGTCCTGGATTGACCGCCTTTAACTTGCTGGCACTATCTAACAAAGAACCATCTACTTTGATGTTCTTCACTTGATTCAACAAACCGCTTATCTGTTCATCTTTCTTGGACATACTGTCTTTTAAAATCTGTTCAAACTCGCCTTTTGCCTTCAGTTTATCTTGTCTCTCCTTCTCAGCCTTTTGATTGAGTTCATTGTAATACTCCGGATCTATTCCTTCATATTTCTTTTCAAACTTTCTTCGCTCTCTTGCGATTCTGTCTGCTACAACTCTATCAAGTTCAGCCTGTGAAAAATGTTTACCATCAGTTTCAGTTTGTTCAACAGCATTTGCTGGTGCTTCCGCTGGAGCCTGTGTCTGCTCAGTGTTGTTTTCCGTTTCACTCATCGTCTATTCTCCTTTTTTATAGTTCATTAGTTCAACTTTCCAACCTTAAAGGTTGTTTTTATTATTTATGTGGTTCCTTATGCTCTTTAAAAGGGCATAGTCCTGTTGGATCAACACTGGAACCGGTGTGCTGTGTCCGCCAAATCGTGGATGTGAATACAACCATTCTTCATCTGGTCTTTGTTCATTAAAAAGATTCATCATCTTCTTAAGTGTTCTAGCACTGGCTCTGGGGTGTTTATAAACACGGGCCACTGAACCATCTAGTGCCAAAATTTCTCCTTGCCAATCAACTATGTCTATCTGTTGTTTGGCCCAATATGCCTTGCTCCAAGGACACACTGAAACAATTGAAGCGAAGTAGTCGGTCCAATTAACCTCTTCTACCACCTTTTTTCTTACCGCCTCTTTTGCCACCTTTTTTGTCTTTCTTTTTCTTTTTACTCATTGCCATCTTGCTGTCCCCCTGTGTCAAACATCGCAGATATCTCTGGATGTAGTTCTAAAATTTGTTCTGTTGTATAACCTTGATCAAGCATCTCTTTCATATGAGTCACCAATTCAGTTGGATTTGTCATTGCTGGATGTTGCATCTCTGTGTTCAAAGTCTGTGTGTTCTGTTGATCTGCTATGACCCTTTCCAACACATCTTCATCTGTGATCAATGCCTTGGCCAACATAATGTCAATCTCTCTCAACAGTTCTGCATTGGCTGGATTGGTCTCTTTGGCCTGTTTTAAAAGAGTGATCGTGTTCTCTTTGTCGTGTATGTTGAATGAATCTGGATAGTCTATGACACCATCAAATGCTATGTTCTGCCATAATGCCCACATTCTCCAAATCTGTTCTTCAGCGAGTTCTAATAGATCCGCTTTCTGTGATAGTCTAGCATTCAACAGTTGGAATTCTGTCTGGAGTGCCACACCGCTCATTGATTTGGCTGTGGTTGATCTCACCCCGCCCATATTGGCCATCCTGTTTATGCTATCAACTTTTTCATTGATGCTGGATATTATCTGTGTAATACCTGATCCGCTAGGTTCTAACAAGAATGGTTTTAGGTTGGGGTCCAAGTCATCCGGCAAGTCTATCACGGAACCTGCACCTGCTGATGCCTGTGTACCGCTTGTTTTCACAAGACTTGGGTGATTGGAAATCCTGATGAGTTGCTCTAACTCACTCAATTCATTATAGACTGCCCTCTGTGTGTCTGCTATGTCCGATATGTCACTGATACCAATACCTTTGGTCTGTGATCTACCTGCATACACTGGAACACAAGGCACAACACCTAGGGGATTTGGAATCACTTCTACTATGGTGTCTCCATCCTTGATGCTGGATCTTGATTTGATCGTTGTCTCTGTCTCTGTTATTGTTCTATAATATATTTTGTTCTCGTCTATACCATCTAATAATGTTAGTGAACCCAAAGCATATACTCCGTTTGGTTTCCTGTAATATTTCCAATCAATCACATTCTCTGGTGTTATGATTGAAACATATGGTCTGATCTCTTGTTGTAATTCTGCCGCCCTGGTGCTACTCTGTGTGCTTGGTTTGTCAACCATAACCCATATGTGTCCGTATATTGAACTATATGTGCTACAATCTCTCATAAAAGCATTGAATGATCGACCATCTAGGTCCGCATCATTTAAAAAACTATCTAAACTTGGGTCATTGACGACCTGTGTGCCGTAATCTCTTGTGGGTGGTTTTCTAAATAAGAAACTGTTGTAGGTCTCTACCACACTCTTGCAATGGTTGTCCAAAGGGGTTTGTCTTAATCTGTTGTCATAATCTTCATCTGATTCTAAAACATACTTGACCAAATACCTTCCCGCTCTGAAATCATTACCACCATTATAACTGTCGCTATAATACTGCCATCTTTTTATGTTATCTTTCCATTGAGGGTGTAATTCCAAACCGTAGTATTCAAGTCTATATTTTACATCAAAAGCATCTTGAATTTGTGCCATTATCTATATGTCCTTAATTTGTTCGCATTGACCAAGTGGTAGTTTTGTTATTATTTATACTATTTCTTTTCACAGGATAGATGTATTCGACCATATATCCTACGGCATCCGCCATATGTTCCAGACCGTCCGTGGCTGGTTGACTGGTACCTTCTTTGTATATCTGTCTCGAAAGACTCTTAATAACATTCTTACAATTTGGTGTTATCCAAAGTTTCTGTTGTCCATTAGCACTTTTCAAAGAACTGTTGACAGCATTCACTCTATCTCTTATAGCAGGATTTGTGGGTCTTGTCAAGCATTGGAATCCCGCATTGACCAAAATACTTAGATCTGTTCTACCACCAGCACTTGTTTTCCTTTGCCTTGAGGCACTATCTGGATATATCACTATGTGTTGTTTGGGATATCTAGATCTTATCTCTGACACCATCTCATCTGTGTTGGATCCGTATATCACTATCTCATCGAACACAATGATGCCGTGTTCAGTCCTTGTGGCCACCGCGGCACTCATTGGACTTATGTTGAAGTCCATTCCTATCAATATCTTGTCTGGTACTGTGATCTTCTCGTGGTATATGGTCTGTGCACCATAGTTGAAATAGACCTGTCCTGAGTATGTCTCAAAACTGGCCAGGTACTCCTGTCTAAATGTCCTATCATCTAGGTCATTCTTGGCCTGTTCAATTTCTTCTGCTGGCACCTGTTCACCTTGTATTGTGGTGAATTGGAAACTCTGCCAATTGTCTGGATCTATGCTGGCCTGTTGATACAGGTCATAACTCCAATTGCCTATGCCCTTTGGTGTTCCACAGAACAA